TGTCGTCTGTAATATCTCCTGATCCAGGAGATGACGCAGTGTTGTACGCCCTGGGCACATCAAAAGAAATCTCCACTCCGCTGGATTGGATTGGAAGAGTTGCATCAATCGCCTCGGAGTCGGTGTAACGGGAGTGGTGGGCTTTAGATAAATATGGATTTTGCATAGTCATATCCTACGAATAGAATGACAGGGTTACATTGCAGGCGCGTGGAGCAACCAGACTGATCGTGGTCACACCATCACACAGCCGCACACCGGGATTCAACTCCGGTCCCGACCCATCCGTGACGGCCGCACTCGGCACACTGATCTCTGCATCCGCATCAAACCGACAATAAAAGTCGTCCGTAGCTGAAAACACCACCAGCCTCGCACCCTCCGGCACAGTCACCTCGCCCTCAGTCTCTGCCGTGAGCGCAGCTACATGAATCTCATCGGACTGCGGGATTGCGTATGATGTTTGTTGCCCCGGGTCACGATCTATAAAGAATGTCTGCATGCCCTACTCCTAGTCCCGATTACTCTTATTGTTTGAAGCCATGCCCCTTTCCCGGTACGGCCCTTGGCCACTGTGCTTCTTGGAAGCCTTGGATGTTGTGGGCTCCTTGCTGCCGCCTTCCGTCACCTCTTCGTCAGAGTTTCGGATCTCATGCAGGGCCTTGGCCTTCTCAATCTTGAGCTTCATTTCGTCAAAGCTGATTCCAGCCCTGGTGGCTTCCTGCTTGGCCCTTTCAGTATCAATCTTGGCCAGCTCCATGATAGCTTCATAGCGGGTCTTCTCCGCCTCGTGCAATGCGCCCTGTGTTTCAGCCCTGGCCTTCTCAACGTCCGCCTTGGCCTGCTCAACTTCAGCAATGGCTTTTTGCCGTTCAAGCTCCTGTTGCTCGGCCTTGGCCTGCTCCCTGGCCTGCTTCCTCTTCATGGCCTCGGGGTCATCCGGATCTGCATATGGATCATCCATGCCAGTGATCTCGCGTATGCGATTGACGATTTCTTCCTTGCCAGGCAGGTCAGAGAGATCCATCACCAGATCCAACAACTGCATGCCTATCTGCGGGTCGATCTTGGTGACCATCTCGCTCAGGGTCTCAAACATGGATTGCCTGAGACTTTCGTTGTAATCGTCCTCAGACACGATGAAATCCGCTTTGGAAGCTGTGATGTCATTGACAATGCTGCCGTCCGGTTGGGGCTCGTTGACCTCCAGCCATTCGGGCTTGCCCTTGTGCCCGGTAATCCGGATCTGTTTCTGCTCTGAATAATACTGCTCAATGAGGCTTATCAGGATCTCGCCCAGCAACTGGAACGCCTGCCGGTGGTTGTCGAACAACCGGTTTGTGGTGGTCATGCCCTGGTCTTGCTTTTTCTCAATGGCCTTGCCGGACTGCGCGTTCGTGTCCCGCCCCAGGTTCTCATTCGTCACCCCGCTTGCATCCATGATATACATGGCATCCTGATCCATGAGCTGAGTGTGGGCATCGGCCAGGGCAGTTTCATTAAATATCTCCAGCTCGGTCCCGCGCTTCTTCTTAATCACGCCGTCCGGCCTGGCCGCCTCTGACTGGAGCTCTTCCCAGTCGTCGGTTACATCCTCATCAGCAACGATCTTGTTGGTGGAGAGAATGAACAGGGCCTTGGACCGGCGCTTATTCAGGTCGTTCTGGGGTGACTTGGCCCTGCGGATAGGCCCATACGGCGTACCGTCTTTCTTGCGCCGGTATGCCCAGATAGGAATGAAGGGAAATCTATTGTGCCGGTATGGTGAGGGCTGGTCTTGGAGCACCACATCCCCGGTGTAGATCATGCACCGTACCTGCATGCGGACTGCATCCACCACGCTGGCATGCCCGGCCTGGATCAGGAGTTGTATATCCGGATCGTCCGGGTCGTATTCCTCGCCGTCCAACACGCCCAGGGCCTGGCCACGCATTACTTGTATTCTGGCAGGCACACGATACCAGCACTCTATGAGCTGCACCCGGGACCGGGCATTGAGATTGTCAGCATGATTGAGTTCTGAGACCTCGCTCTCCAGGTCCTGCACATCATCACTGGTGACCTGCGGATCCTCGCCCTGCTGCTCGTCAAAATATGTCTGGCCACTGTATGCGGCCGTCTTGATCCTGTGGGCACGTTCCGGAAACATGGTCATGGCCACATCCAGATCCACCCATTTACTCCGGAACAGATACCGGGCATCGGTCAGATCCTGCTTACGAGACAGCATGTCGTACCAGATATTGCGCCAGTCCTCGACGTCGACAAATATCGGTTCCCTGGTCGCATTACTGCGTACCCCGACCTCGATCCAGCCCACGCCGCCCTTTACCGCGTCCTCAAACGCCAGGCTTCGCTTCTCAGGTATCCGGTTCACATCGCTGATATACTTCAGCAGTTTGCTTTTGGCCTCTGCCCCCTGCGCATCATTTTTGGTCCGTGGAAGCACATGCCAGTCAACCCGGTGCCGCCGCTCTGAGCCCAAAATCCAATCAATGGCAGTGGCAATCTGGTTGAAAACCACTGGCTCCTGACCGCGCTCCTTGAGCTCTTCAATCTCTTCGTCTGTCCATTGGATATTGTCGTAGTATTCGTGATCTTCCAGCTGTTCGCGCCGGCTGTCAGCCAGAGCGCCGCTTGCCTGCCTCCACCACTCCTTCACCTTGGATAAGCGTTGCTGGTACTCTTCTGAGTCCAGCTTATTCTTGCCCTTCTGGCTCTTGTTCTCCAGGTCCTGAAGGTCCTTTTCAGACATGACCGGCTTGACCGGATCATGTGCTGGAGTGGTGCGGTAATTCTCGATTGCAGGCATATTTATCACTCAACAAATTTATAGAGGGCGATGTTACCCCGTATCTGTATGCCAAGGAGCTTATACGTGTAAGCTGGGGAGTTGGGCGTATTTCCCGGCACTGTCAGGACAAGGCTTGCAGATTCGATCTGCATTCTCTTCCCTTTGAGAGGGCCATTGACCAATTCGCATTCAGGCATGTCTTCTATTGCTCTTTATGTCTGTAATACAGGATATCTCCATGACGGAGCAGGCTACTATGGATCATGGCCCTGAAATCGGTGTTGAGCTCGTAGATGTGGCTCTCATACTCTATTGCCCGGGGTGGATCCTCGGACATTGGGAGTATGTGGATCTCAGGCATCACAGGAACCTCGATAGTAGGAAACGGTTTGCTGATCTCCATCACTTGCCCATCAGCAGGGCCACCAACCAAACGACACTCATACATGGACGTAACCCCTGTCCGTAATCCCGCCCTGTATCTCCTGCTCCCCAATCCTGAACGTGGCATCCTGGACCACCTTGCCCGTATCCACCTCCGTGGGCGGACAGTTGATCAGGTCGTCAATGCGGTTTTCGATCAAGGTGGCTATCTCAGCCATGCGTTGAGCCCTGGCCTTTCGGCTGGTGGCCAGGACCCCCATGCCCAAATATTCGTAGGCCACTTCTGTGACCTGCTGGATGTGGGCCTCAAACTGCGGGTTGTGATCCTCGCTAAACATCCAGGCATCATTGAGCTTGATGTAGCACCGGCGTCCTTCCGGCTCGATCTTGCGGTACAGCACCAGAGCTGGCTTGCCGTCCGGGTCGTGTCCTATCTTTGCTGCTACTTCGGCCATTAGTACATCTCCCTTTGCATCCTCTCCCGCTCTTCTTTTTCGTCAAAATATCCTAGCTGTTTTGGAATGCAGGTATATTCAGGCTCTGCTTTTGAAACCGCCTGCTTTACATGAGCCCTTCTCTGGAAATTGCTCAATTTCCTCTGCCTGCATCCAAGGCAGCATTGCGCGTTGGGGTGTTGGTATGAGGGCATAAATATCTGCCCGCAATGCTTGCAGCATCGCCCCTCGTATAGCTCTTTTAATTTTTCATCTTCATCTGACCTTACAATCTGTTGTCCTTCGGTAATGCCACGATAATAAGCGTTGCATCTTTGCATAAACTCGGTACAAGCATCTTGCATTAAACCACCCTCGCGTCCCGCCGCCGTAGCTTGCGGGAAGGTTTCTTTAATTTGGGATAGACTGCCCCCAGGTCTTCGTCCTTGATCCTGGATATGCAATCAATCAGGTCGTCATGCAGGCCCACGGGGAATGGCTCGTATTCATCATTAACGAACACCTTGGTCAGATCCTCTTGCTGGCCTTCCCAGTTGCGCTGGATGCACTGTGACGGCAGATAGAACCGTCCCTGCTCGCAGTCCGGTATCAACCTGCGTATCCGGTCCTCTTTCTTCATCGTGCCGCCCAGGGGGATGATCCCAAAGCGGTAATTCTGCTGCGCCTGGACGGTCTCTATGTGCTCGATATCGCTGTCCTTGCCGTATTTTTCGTATCCAACGGCTATGGGGCTGTACTCACGATGCAGGTACATGAGCATCCTGGCCCGCTCGGTAAGGTTCATCCTGTCCCGGACCATGGTGATCACATAAGTGTTTTTGTCCGGCCCCAGGCCCAGGACTGCCATGGCTGTATAGTCGGAGGTTTTCTTTTTCTCTGAGGCAGGATCACAAAGCAGGTAGAGATTCAGATTGGAAAAGTGCTGGGCTTTCCAGTAGTTCAGCCACTCCACTTTGAACCCCTGAGCTTCATCAGCTATTGGGTTCTGGAGTATCTGGCATGAAAATGTGTAACTGCCCATGCTGCGCCTCTTTTTGGCCATGAACTCTGGAGTCCATAGCACTGGATCTCCATCAACTGTTCCGTCTGCTGTGCCTGGATACAAACGGACCTTGGCTACCTTGCGATCCATAATCGTCTTATATGGATCATTAAAATGGTACCTGGTGCCTGCATAGCGCTCCAGATCCACCTTTGGCGCGTATCTCTTGGTCGGTTGCGCGCTCCCCAGGTTCAGTGACAACTCCCAGTTTTCTGTTGCTTTCTGAATCATCTCTGGGTTTGTGACGTGCTTTTCGGTGATAACATCGTCATACACGCGCAGCTTAAAATGCCGTCCTGTCGGCATTGAATCTGTCAGGCCATGCCCTTCGATCGTGGCCTCTTTTGGATTCCCTTCTCGCTTTACGATGAGTCCTTCATCCAGGCTCCACCTTGGGGCCTCTGAGTATGGCTTGTCATACAGGATGTCAGGGAAACACAGCTTGAGGTCTTCATTTTCCGACAACTCCGCTCTGATTTGGTACAGAAACTTTTTTGAGTTTGGCCTGGTTACAGAGAATAGACCTATGGTTATCTCTGGATCCCACAAAATGTCCTGGATAGTCAGGCCGTAAGTGATAATGGTGCTCTTGTAGTGCTCTCTGGACCACAAATCCAGATAGCCGTTGGGGTTTGCCTGAACCTCCATACACCTATCAAAGAGCCAATCTTTCTTGAGGTCATCGCGACCACAGATGTATGCCAAGAGGAAATAGAGATCATTCAGGATCAGGGGTCGCGCTGAAGCAATATAATTTTCCCTGTCGTCTTTGGCCTTCGTGTCCTGGAATAGCTCAAAATAAAGCTTTTCCCTGCGCTTACGATTGCTGGTCATCGTCGCCTTTATACTGTTCGTTATCGCCCAAGATAGCTGACAGCACTGACTCCTGTTTAGGGGTCAGGCCGAATTTATGTTCGTGGTTGTGCTGCATGGGCTCTCCGTCCTTGCCGGAAACCTCTACCTGCTTCACATTTCGCCACCGGTCTGGCTGGCGATTGTTGAGCCAATAGATGCAAGCGGTTGTGTCAGGGGGGACCTGCTTTGTGACCTTCTTGGTGGTCACAAGTTTGGTCTCGCCTGTTTCGGGGTCAGTCCTGGCCTCTTTGGTGGTCTCAGTAAACTTGTATCCCCTGGCCCTTACGCCCAGGGACTTCTCGATTTCCGCATTGTCCCATTCTTCCCGGCCTTTTTTTATGGAGGCTAAAAATTCATCATGATCCCGTTTCCAATTTGTGATCGTAGCTTTTGACACCCCAAACAATTTAGCCAGCTTGAGATCAGACGCCCCCATCTCTGCGCATGCCACGTAGGCTTGCTCGGCATACTTGGGATCATACTGGGTTGGGCGTCCTGCGGGCATAACTCACCTATCCTTCTTGCGCTTTGGCATCGTCCAGCTCCACCAAATCCTCGATCAATCCCCGCACAGCTCCACGCACGTATTCCTCCAAGCCCTCTTGTGTGAATCCCAACTTGCTCAAAACCTTGGGGGCCATGGTATCCAACTTACTCAGCACGTACTCAACGTATTTATTCTCCACCGCTTGCGGTACGTACTCTTTAAGCTCATCTCTGATTCTGGATTTGATCGGGGGGAAAATATTGGACCACAGCATCCGGTCAAGCTGGTCCATGAGGATGTCGATGGATGTAGAGTCTGATTTGTCGGCGACTTTTTTAAGTACCCAGGACAACGCACCACCCACGGCGGCAACAACGATAGATGAAACAACAGAAAACAGATCCATAACTCCCCCTGTGTAGGTCTTTTGGTCTTTTAATTTTGCCACCTCCATACCACAGGGGTTTTGCCCGGGTCGGCCTGGGGTAGGTCAGGGATAGGTCAGGGAGGGGTCTGGGAGGGGGTTGACGGGGTTTTGCGAAATGGGCGGTTTTTAGAGAGATATAAAAAACTTTAAAAAAATTCGATTTGGGGGTTGACGGGATTGATTATCTTGATTATCTTTATAGCCAATAGGCAATAACAACCCAAAACCCAGGGGGGACAAACATGAAACATTACGCAATTCCAACCCCTTACGGATGGGCCACCAGGTCAACAGGGACAACTTACTCCCATGTGTCAATCCGGGACAAGGAGGGGAACGGCAAGCCATGCATGTGCTTTCACAAAAGCAGGAAGGCAGCACATAGCGGAAACGGGCTGAATGTATTTGGCGTCGTAGAGATTGATCCCCAGGAGCACCTGGTATCAGCCAAGCGTATCAAGGAAATCAAGGCAAATGAGAATTGTCTGACCATGTAGCAACCAACCCCGGGGGCTTCGGCCCCCACAACCACCACAGCAGGGGGAGATTATATGGCATGGACACAAGTACAATGGGCATGCGGTCACAATGGGGCAATCCAGCTGTACGGCAAAAACAGCCAACGCGACGCCAGGGTAACCAGTGAGTCTGGCCGTAAGTGCATGGCCTGCTGGCTAATTGAGCAATGGGAAAGAGATGTTGATCCCCGAGCACAGCGTGAGGATCGCTATATCCTCGCCGAAGCGATTCGGTGTGCGATTAGAAAACTCAGTGGATATGAATAACGCTCAGAATTTGAAAAACCAGCCCCTCATGCCGTAATGAGGGGTAAAATCAAACAAGAGGATCACCATGGCAAAAGTCAGTGACGAGCTAAAACAAAAAATGATAGATGCTATTCGATCTGAAGATTTATGTATCCAAGACAGGCTCACAGGCAAATATTATGTGATGTTTAATGAAATTGTGCTTAGTGTTGGTGGACGTGAGGTACATCTAAAAAAAGACGGGACGCACGTAAGCACAATAGATTTGGGGCAAATTCCAGAAGAAGGTGAAACTATATCCTTGAGAGGAATAATGGGCTTTGCAGAATTTAGTATGTAAGAAAAGGTTACACCCCCAAAGCCCTTGTCACCCCGGCAGGGGCTTTTTATTTCCCCTTACCCTGCTCCTGCCACCACTTTTCCACTTCAGCGCGGCTTGCACGGTAAGGTCCGTCTTCGCAGCGTCTGGCAGGAAATCCCCTGGTCCGAATCCATTTCTTTACCGTTTTTTGCCCAGCTCCTACGGACTGGGCAATTTCCTTGAGCCCCACCAGGAGTATTCGGTGTTGCTGCTCACCACTGCTACCCATTGGCACCTCCGGAGGGCATGTCGCTTGGAGTCGGGTCATGCCACTGCTGGCGCATAGCCAGGAACTCAAAGGCTTCGTCTTCTTTCATGCGCTGACAGTCACACTCTTTGAAGTCAGTCAACTCCCCGCAGTGCGGACACACATTGGCATTGGGTACTGGCCGCCTGAGCGGAGTTTGCCAATCGTGGGCAAGGGGGGCATTCCTTTTATGTAAATGGTGTAATCCCTTTGGCCTATAATGCCCTTTGCTGCTGACACAATAACGTTCGCATACCCAAATATCTCCATCTTCCATCTGAATTG